TTCGTGTATTCATGGCAAACGGATTAGCTGCTAACACTGCGTTACTTGCTCAAAAATCTAACTTGTACTTCGCTACAGGATTGTTGAATGATATGAACGAAGTTCGTGTTATCGACATGGGTGAGAATGACGGATCACAAAACGTTCGTGTAGTTATGCGATTTACTGCAGACGCGAAATACGGTTTTGCTTCTGACGTAGTTACTTACGGAATCACAAACTCTGCTAACTAATATTAACAGACATTAATTGAAAGGGGAGGTCAAATGCCTTCCCTTTTTTGTTTAACTTAAAAAATATATAAAAATGGCTTGTGATATCGCAAACGGAAGATTAGAAGTATGTAAAGACGCAGTAGGTGGAATTGACGCTATCTACTTTATCAATTACGGAGACTATTCTTATCCAACAGACATTACCTACGTAACAGGTACAGATACAATTGATTCAGTTGCTAACGTGACTTCATTGTACAAATACGAATTGAAAGGAACTAACTCATTTGATCAAGTAATTACTTCATCTCGTGAGAACGGAACTTCATTCGTAGAGCAAACGTTATCAGTTATCTTGAAAAAACAAGACGCTGCTACACACAAAAATGTTAAATTACTTTCTTACGGACGTCCGAACATCGTAATCAAAAACAGAAACAATCAGTTTTTCCTTGCAGGTTTAGAGCATGGAATGGAATTAACTACTGCAAACGTAGCTAACGGAACTGCAATGGGTGACTTGAATGGTTACACGTTGACATTTGTAGGAACTGAGAAATTATTGGCTAACTTGTTAGACTGTTCAACTGAAGCAGACTTAGCAGGTGGTTCTGGTGACGTATTTGGAACTGCAACTATCGTTAACTCATAGTTCTTTTTTCATAGCATTTAGAAGGGGTGGCATTAGTCATCCCTTTTTTATTTAAAACAAATCGTAGTATCTTAAGTTTATAATGTATGATAGTATTAACACCTTCTACATCAGCTCAGACTTTTTCGTTTATTCCTCGATTTGAGAATTACACGACGATGGCAATTACTGACGAACAAACAAACGCAACTACTACAGTTGCTATTACAAGTTCAACTCAAGGTGGCTATGTAAACACGATTACTGCTACGTTTGCTTTAGTAGACAATCACACCTACACACTTTTACTATCTAACGGATCAACTATCTGTCATAAAGACAAAGTTTTCTGCACAAATCAATCCATTGCAACATTCTCCGTAAACAACGGACAATATACTTCTAATGCCACAACAAACACTTTCATAGTTTATGAGTGATAATGTACACATATTAAGCCTAAGTGCTTACACAACGCCTACAATCCAAGAATCTAAAAGAGATAACTGGGTTGAATTTGGTGAGGACAATAATTACTATTCGTTTTTAATTGACAGATACACAAATTCTACGACGAATAACGCTATTATAAACAATATTAGTCGCTTAGTATACGGAAAAGGATTAAGTGCGTTAGATGCGTCTAAAAAGCCTAATGAGTATGCTCAGATGATGGCTTTGTTTAGTAAAGATTGTGTGCGTAAAATGGTACTTGACAGAAAGATGTTAGGTCAATTTGCTATTCAGGTACACTACAACGATAAACACGACAAAGTAATCAAGGCTTATCATATGCCTGTAAACTTATTACGTGCAGAGAAATGTAATAAAGACGGAGAAATTACGGGTTATTACTACTCTGATGATTGGACAGATACTAAGAAGTTTGCTCCTGTGCGTTATCCAGCTTTTGGAACATCTAAAGACAAGGTAGAAATCTTGTTTTCCAAGCCTTATGCAGTTGGAATGAAATACTATTCTTATCCTGACTATCAAGGTTCGCTTCCATACGCACTATTGGAGGAAGAAATAGCAGATTACTTAATCAACGAAGTACAAAACGGATTCTCAGGAACGAAAGTAGTTAACTTTAACAACGGTGTACCTACTGAAGAGCAACAGTCAATGATCACTTCTAAGGTCATGAATAAGTTAACAGGTTCTAGAGGTCAAAAAGTAATCGTTGCATTTAACGATAATGCAGAATCTAAAACAACTGTAGAGGATATTCCTTTAAACGATGCTCCAGAACATTACACATACTTATCAGAGGAGTGTTTGCGTAAGATTATGCTAGGTCACAACGTTACTTCTCCGCTATTATTCGGAGTTGCTAGTTCAAATGGATTCTCAAGTAACGCAGACGAGCTTAAAAACTCTGCTATCTTGTTTGATAATATGGTTATTCGTCCAATGCAGGAAGAAATGTTAGAAGCATTTGACACTATTTTAGCAGTTAACGGAATCAGCTTAAAACTATTCTTTAGAACATTACAACCTTTGGAGTTTGTTGACCTTGAAAACACGCAAACTGCAGAGCAAGTAGCTGAGGAAACAGGAACAGACGGAACTCAATTAAGCTCACACGCAAACGCATTAATTGATTTAGGAGAAGATGTTGATCCAAGTTGGGTTTTAGTAGACGAAAAGCCTGTTGATTACGATACGGATGATTTAGAAAACGAGCTATTAAGTCAAGAACCTAAACAAAGCCTTTTAAGTAAGATTTACAATCTTGTTTCTACGGGTGATGCAAGACCTAACATAACAAGTAAGCAAGATAAAACTATTGATGGCGTTAAATTCGTTGTTAGATACAAATACGAAGGTGAATTAACAAAGAATCCTAGAGACTTTTGTACTGCTATGGTAAAAGCTAACAAGATTTACCGTAAAGAGGATATCGTTAAAATGGAGAATCAGGCAGTTAATCCAGGTTGGGGACCTAAAGGAGTAGATACTTATTCAATTTGGTTATACAAAGGTGGAGGTAATTGCCATCACAGATGGAACAAACAAGTTTACGCTCAGTTTGAAGGCAAGGCTTTAGACATTCCAAACGCTAGACAGATAGCACAAGCGAAGGCTGCTAAATATGGCTACAAAGTTACCAATCCACAATTAGTTTCAACACGTCCTATTGATATGCCTAATCAAGGATTCTTACCTAAAAACGATTAATTATGGAAGCTCTATTTATCACACGCGAAGACATCGTTAAATTCACCGCACTAAACGGAAACGTAGACACGGATAAGTTTATTCAGTTTATCAAGATTGCTCAGGATATCCACATTCAGAATTACTTAGGTACAAAGCTATTCCAAAAGCTACAAGCTGACATCATCGCAGGAACTCTTACAGGTAACTATCAGACGTTAGTTGTTACTTATGTGAAGCCAATGTTGATCCACTGGGGAATGGTGGAATATCTTCCTTTCGCAGCTTACACAATCGCAAACAAAGGAGTTTACAAACACTCATCTGAGAACTCTGAGAACGTAGATAAAAACGAAGTTGACTACTTGTTAGAAAAAGAACGAAACATAGCTCAAAACTACACACAAAGGTTCATTGACTATATGAGCTTTAATCAGCAGTTGTTCCCTGAGTATCGTTCAAACAAGAACAACGATGTATTCCCTGATTCAATGAATAACTACGTATCTTGGTATATATGAGAAAACGGATTAAACTAGGTAATTACAAACCAAAAGAAACTAACGTTGAGAAACTTCGTGTTTTTCTCGCTAAACTAAACATAAAAGAAAATGGCAAATAGTAACGGATGGGGAGATGGTGCTGCCAACAACGCAATAGGTTGGGGACAAGGTGCAAATAATAATATCGGGTGGGGTAAATCTCATTCTTTGTCAAGTGCAGGATTGACTGACATTGTCGGACTAACTACGGATTCAGACGCACAAGCATTTATTACTGCTGCTGCGATTACAGACGCTACTCAACAGAGTGCGATTGATACACTTGTGAAAGGTTTAAAATCAGATGGTATTTGGTCAAAGATGAAAGCGGTGTATCCGTTTGTTACGGATAATAGAAACTTACTAGGTTACACGGAGGATTTCAGTAATGCTTATTGGAGTAAAGGTGGGGGTACAACAGTAACTTCAAATACCACAACTGCACCTGATGGAACTACAACTGCTGATACTATAACGCTACCGAACAACGGAACAATTGCAGCGACTTTAACTAATACGTCTTCTCTTCAAACTACTTTTACTATTTATCTAAGAGCAAGTTCGAATACAACTATTAAAATAGGTTTTGTAAGTCCTTCAGTAGTTACTACTTGTAATGTTACAACATCTTGGCAACGCTTTACAATTACACACACGTTCTCAGGCGTTACATATCCTCAAATCTATAACGATACAGGTTCTTCAGTTACTTTGTTTGCGTGGGGAGCACAAGCTGAATATGCAGCAACTGCTACAACCTACCAACCAATAGCAACAACACAACAAGCATTCATCGCAGCACAGTTCAAGTACAACCTTAAAGACCCTAGAGATTTAGACGCTGCTTTCCGATTAGTATTCAACGGAGGATGGACGCATTCAAGTAATGGTGCTACTCCTAATGGAACGAATGGATATGCTGATACGAAGTTGAATCCAAGCATTAGTTTAGCATCTCAAAATTCATCTCACATGAGTTATTATTCAAGAACTAACAATGATGGTACTTATATTGAAATGGGTTCAAATATTGACGCAAAAAGAATAGTGCTTCATGTAAAATATAATGGAGATGCCTATTATGACCAAAACGATCAAACATCAGGTGGTAGATTAAGTTTTTCAATGGCTGCAATTAACAGTTCTTGTTTTAGTTTAATGTCAAGAACTGCAAACAATTTACAAATTGGTCAAGTTAATGGAATAAACAAAGGAATTAATACAAACACAATGACATCTGCTATGCCAAATGCAAATATTTATGTGGGTGCATTTAATAACTCTACTTTAATTTATACAAATCGTCAATGCGCCTTTTCATCAATTGGTGATGGACTTACAGACACCGAATCAGCAAACCTATACACACGAGTTCAAGCATATCAAACAGCATTATCTAGACAAGTATGAAACTAGCAGACATAACAACCGAAGACATCACTACATTAGTTGGACTATTGACTGAGGTACAGAAAAACGAATTAGTCGGAGTTTACTACTCACCTGATTCAATCTACAATCCCATTCAAGACCTTAACAACAATTGGATTATTTCAGTAGAAGAAATTCAATCAACTTCTAATCCCGATACGATGTGGGTTAAAGACCTTGAACTAATCGAGTACAAACCGAAACCAACACCTTCTCCGTTCTGATGAAAAGCAAAATATCTTTAATCGTTTTTTCGTTATTTACAATCTTAACTCCTGTTAAACCACTTGTAATCATCGCAGTTCTAGCAATCATCTTAGATACGTGTTTTGGCATTTGGCGTTCAGTTAAAAAAGGAGGGTGGAAGTCAATTCGTTCTCGTAGACTATCTCACACGATTTCTAAGACACTTTTGTACTCAGGTGCGATAGTATTTGTGTTCTTGTTAGAAAAATACGTTATAGCGGATATTTTAGCACATTTCATTGCAATTGATTTACTAATGACTAAGGCGTTTACATTCTTCTGCGTTTACACGGAAGTAAAAAGTATCAACGAAAGCTACTTTTCAGTTACAGGAATCAACGTTTGGGATAAGTTCAAGTCATTCGCCAAAAGAAGCAGAGAAACCTTAGAAGATTTAAAATGACATTAATCGAAAAATACGTTGCCTTTACCAAGAAGTGGGAAGGTGGACTATCTAGGGACAAAGCAGATTCAGCATCTAGCTATCCATGTCCAACACCATACAAGGGAAAAACGGGGTATCATACAAACACAGGAATAACTTATCAAGCATGGGTAAGTTTCTTTGGAACTGATAACGATGCAAGATTCTATTTAATGAACGCTGCTGACTGGTTTACGATATTCAAGAAAGGTTATTGGGATAAAGTCAGAGGTGACGCTTATAATTCTCAGAACATTGCAATATTTGTTACAGGAATGGCGTGGGGATCAGGAGTTAAACAAGCGTCTAAATCTCTACAGGTAGCAATAAATCACTGTGGATTACTTTGCACAGTAGATGGAATCATAGGAGTAAAAACAATACTACTTGCAAACTCAATCGAACCTAAAAAATTGTTTGACGCATTGACAGCTGAAAGAGAAAGATTCTTTTACGCAATTGGAACAGGTAAAAACGCTAAATTCTTGACAGGATGGTTAAACAGATTAAACGATTATCGTTATACATTTCGACCTTAATTTTATTAGGTTCGTGTTCAGCTCATTATCACATTGTAAAAGCCATGAAAAAAGGCTACCGATGTGACGAAACTAGCGACACAATACAAGTTTCAACGATAGATTCAATTCCGTACGTTTTAAGGGACTCTATTTATTGGGAGAAGGTAATCGTTCAGAAAGATACAATCGTTCGTTACAAGTCTTCTTTCGTGCCTAAAACGCGATTTCTGACACGTATTGAATACAAGTACAGAATAAAATACATCAAGGCTGAAGCTCAGAAGGTAAAATATCAAAACAAATATATCACAAAGTACAAGACCAATTGGCTATTTGTAATCATTGCATTTATCGTAGGATTCCTAGTTAGGTTATCTATAAGTGAAACCTTTAGAAGTAGGATAAAACTTCTCACTAAACTTTAAGAATGAGTAAACAAACACGTTACAGACTACAGGAGGACGAAATAGAGATTTTGCACTCTTACAGAGCAATTAAGAAGGAGTCTAACGGATTGGGTTTAGATGACAAGGATGTCAAGCACGGATGGTTAAAGTCTAAAAACGCATCATTGTTCTTTAAAAATCCGAACTTTAAGGAAGCTGAGGAGGTAAATTACAAAGAGCTGCAGGAATCTATCTTAAAAGATATTCGTGATTTTAAACCTGAATACCCTACAATCTTTCGTAATCCATCAACAGACGGACACTTGTTAGTAGTAGACCCTGCAGATATCCATATAGGAAAGTTATGTGAAGCATTTGAAACAGGTGAGGACTACAACAATCAGATAGCAGTAAAACGAGTAAAAGACGGAGTACAAGGAATCCTAGATAAGTCAACAGGTTTTAACATTGACAAGATTCTATTCATTGGAGGAAACGACATTTTACATATTGACACTCCTAAAAGACAAACTACTGGAGGAACACCACAAGACACAGACGGAATGTGGTACTCTAATTTTCTAATCGCAAAACAATTGTATGTTGATATCTTGGAAACTTTGCTATCTGTCGCTGATGTGCATTTTACCTTTAATCCATCTAATCACGATTACACACACGGATTCTTCCTTGCGGACGTTATTCAGACGTGGTTTCGAAATTGTGATAATATTACTTTCGATTGTTCTATTGCTCATCGGAAGGGATTTCTATATGGAAAGAATCTAATCGGAACTACTCACGGAGACGGAGCTAAAAACGAACACTTACCTTTGTTAATGGCAACCGAGTTTCCTCACGAATGGAGCTTAACTAAGCACAGGTACGTTTACACGCATCACGTTCACCACAAGAATAGTAAAGACTACATTGGAGTAACTGTTGAATCATTACGATCACCTTCAGGAACTGACTCATGGCATCATAAATCAGGTTACGCCCATGTTCCTAAAGCAGTAGAAGGATTTATTCATCACAAAGATTTTGGACAAGTCTGCAGAATTTCTCACATATTTTAGTACATTTGTGACTTCATAGTTTTTTGGTTATTGCAGAAAGGGGTGTCAGTTGAAAGCGGCATCCCTTTTTTCATGCTATACCCTTAAAGCGAACCCCCCTAAGTAAGGTTATACCCTGAATAAATAGCACCTATATAGTAAAAGTAATGTAGGTGTGTCGCATATTTAGTAGATATTTGCGACATTATAGCTACATATTTGTCCACTTTTTTGTCACATAAACTGGACATAAACGGTTTAATTCCGATTATATGCGTGAATTTTACCTTTGTTCTGTTACAAGAATGTAACATTTTTACCATTGTTTTGTTACAAACATTTGACACTATTTCGATTTATTGGCAATTGTATACTTGGCCAAATCCTACTTTAATGTGATTTAGGTATATTATAATTGACATAAGTGGTCATATAAAGGTCAAAAACATATTATAATGTTACTTATAAGTTACTTTATGCACCTTATCGGGTATAAATAATTCCAATTCCTTTACATTAGTACCTTATCGGGTATAAATTTATCCTAGCAAAATAAAGCATTTTAAAAATAATTGTAAATAATTTTAAAAAAAGTGTTGATAACTGAAACCTTATGTTTATATTTGCATATAACTAATTCAAAAACGCTATGAAAAAACGAGAAATGATTCAAATTATGATTGCAGAAGAAAAGCAATTATGGAAAGAAATGATGGAATGCATTGACAAATTTGGTATGCGTGATCCTTTTACGGATATCGCAGTCGCTAGATGGTCATCAGTTAACAAACTAGTATGTAAATTAAGAGGAATATGAAAACACTAAACGAAAATCAAAAAGACATTTTAGGCACAGTAGTAGCATTGTCTTTATTTTGGCTTGTAATGGGTTATTTTACCGCAACGCAACCAAACTATGCGAGTTCACCTAAAGCTCCGCAAATAGAAGCTAAACACGTTCAGTCGCCTGTATTAGAGAAATACGGAGAATTAATCACTAATAACAAATAACTATGAACAACTTTGAAATAACAGACTACACGCTTTCAGGATTCCATATGCACATTGAATATGTTTATGGAGAATATTACTATGAAGTTTTATGCGACTTTGAGTGGTCAGATGAATGTAACAACGCTTACACAGATTTTACTATTGTTCCCATTTCGGGTACGTTTTTCCATGAGACAGAAGACGAAAAAGTAAACATTGAAATCACGGAAGATTATAAGCAATGGCTACAAGACAACGTAAAAGAGTTCAGAAACCAAACGCTTTGGCTATACAACGAATCACTTGAAAAAATGCGTGAACTAGAAACAGACGATTTTAACTATTGGGCAGATTATGGTATTTAGACTACAAAGGATGATTAAGTTTTGGAAAACAAAGTCATCACCAGAAACAATTAGAGGCACATTCAACGAGGAGCTTTACAAAAGAATATGTGAAATCAAATTTAATCAGACGTTATGAGCTATAAAAGAAAAGAAAACTACGAAGCATCCATGTTAGGAATCGTAGTAAGTTTAGGAATCGCAGCAGTATTAATCTTAGTAAATTTAATATTATGAAATACAAACTAACTTACAAGATAGGACTTGCAACAGTTCAAGAATGGATATTTACATCAAAAAGTTTGGCGTACTGGAAGCGACTAGATTTAATCGAAACAGGACGTTTTAACGATGGTCATTTTGAAATTAAAGAATTTAGATTTTAATCATGAAACAATGCTTTAAATGTCGCAGGATGCTTTCACTTGATGAATACACGGACAACAAAAGAATCTACACGCTAAAAACTGACATGGGTAAAAACCGAGTGTGTAAGATATGCAACTTTGATTCAGCAGTAAAGAAGAAAAGTTTAGTAAAATACGATTTTGAACAGAGCAAATTTGTAGTGATTAATTTTAATAACATTGGAGAAGTAGGCGAATACTTCGAAACAAACAAACTGATATGACACAAGAAGAAATGTTAGATATGGTAATGTTCTATGTTGAACGTGACGATTTAAACAGAAAAGGACGACAACGAGAAACGATTTACAAAAAGTGTTTTTTAATGCACAAGCTAAGAGAATACCGGTATTCATTAAGTGAGATTGGAAGATTGTTTAATCAGCATCATGCTTCAGTAATCCATAACATAAATACACATAAAGATTTATCACAATGGAACACGGAACATTATGAAACGATAATAGGCGAGTATGTGGAAGCATTTAGAAACACGGAATACAAAGAACCGATCAGAAATATCTACAAAGACATCATGGAATGTGAGAACATTTTTCAGTTAAGACGAATAAAAAGATGGATATTAGAAAAAAAATATGGTGATGATGCAACCTATTTAGAGTAAGATTCGTTATATTTGTAACAGAGTTGGCTCGACACCATAAACTCAAAAGGAATTATTTACCCTTGTAATGAAACGAAAGTCGAGCCTCGTGGATTTACAGGGGTTTTTTAATGTCTAAAAATTAAGTAAAATGAGTGAATTTAAAAATGATTGGTATTTAGTTAGAATCAACGAAAAAATGGAAATTGATTTAAAACAATTTTATGTATGTGTTTATTCAAATGGATTTATGGAGTCAGAATTTCTTAGAGAATTTGGAAAAGATATACCAAGTATTCTTACAGTTGAAAGAGCTATTGAATCATATAAAGCTATGAATGAATTACGTTTAACAAAAGCTATAAAATCATCTCACTAATGAGCGGTTGGATTAAATTACATAGAAAGTTTTTAGATTGGGAATGGTTTAATAAGTCTGAAGCAGTACACCTATTTTTGTATATGCTTATCAAAGCGAATCACAAAGATGCTAAATGGCAAGGAAACGATGTTAAAAGAGGACAATTCATTTCGTCTTTGGGTAATATTTCTAATGCCACTGGAATAAGTATTCAGCAAATCAGAACCATTTTAAAAAAGTTAGAAAAAACAAATGAAATTGAAGTGAAATCAACAAGCCAATTTACTATAGTAACTATCTGTAAATATGAATGTTACCAAGATGAAAATGAAACTACTAACAAGCCATTAACAAACAATCAACAAACGAGTAACAAACAATCAACAACAAACAAGAATGATAAGAATGAAAGAAGTATATTTAAAGCACCTTCTTTAGAAGAATTAAACGCATTCTGTTTAGAAAACAACTTGATTTTAAACGCTGATGATTTTTTGAATTACTACAATTCGAATGGTTGGATGGTTGGTAAAAACAAAATGAAAGATTGGAAAGCAACAGTTAGACGTTGGTCTAAAC